ATCACTACCTATCCATGGAGCAATGGCTTTGGTACTAAGTATGCCGACCCTGCAACATTACCTACATTCCACGGATTTGGAACGGCGTTTAGCCCCAGCGGGGCACATATTGCTGTAGCACATGCCACCTCCCCCTTCATCTCCACATACCCCTGGAGCAGCGGCTTTGGTACTAAGTATGCCAACCCTGCAACATTGCCAACTGGCGGCGGATACGGCGCGGCTTTTAGTACATCGGGTAATGATATTGCTGTAGCACATGGTACCTCCCCCTTTATCTCCACCTATCCATGGAGCAATGGGTTTGGCACCAAGTATGCCAACCCCGCAACATTGCCCACAGGCACAGGTGTTAGCACGGCGTTTAGTCCTAACTAATAGAAAGAATTCTTTTACTTCAACTAATAAGATATAATTAAAACATGATCAAATACCTTGGAGCAGTTGGAGCATTTATTAGGCTCAACGATAATGATAATAAAAGTTATTCTTTATTAACTATATTTTCATCATCAGCCGCCTCAAATTTATTATTTAGTGCAAGTGTAAATAATTTGAGCGGCGGAGTATTTTACACCACCGCCTCAACTTCCCTATACATAAATGGCCTATCAGGATCAGTTATACCTAACCAACAATGGGCGCATGTAACATTCTCATTTGACAATAAGTTATGGACCTATGACAATAATAATTTCCTTATTAGATTTGGTGATACGGCTTCAAGTAACTTCAACCTACAAAATGTTTATATTTTAGATAATTCATTTAGTTCTTCTGCCGCCGCGTTCTTACATGAAGAATTTACGGGTGGGACGAGCATGAAGGTCCGTGTATCTGACTCAGCATCTTATTCTTTTAATATTACTGATGCGATAGAAACTAATTTTATTTCAGCATCAACAAATGTCATCTATCAGCCATTGAAGAATCAAAATAGGTACGCCTTTGATCTATACGCAGCGACGGAAGACAGTCTATCTAGGTTTGTTTCAGCGTCTTTGATGACTAATGATAATCTTTATGTAGACACCGTTGGACTAATTCCAGGGTCTAAAGTTTTATCTCTAGCAGATAATCAGGTGTATGAACTTACAGCATCATCTAATTTATCTATAGTAAGTGCATCTGTTGGAGATATATTTAAAGTTCTCTATGGTCAGTATTTGTCAAATACATTCTTTGCAAAGTCTAGTGCGTCGTTCACAATTAGCCCTGCTAGGGTAAAAATTGCTTCATATGTGAACAGAATACAGCCAAATAACACTTAATATGATATTATCAGGTACATGGGACTACAAGTAGTAAGAGATAAGAGCAGTTACGGTATATATGTATGGCTTCTGCCAGAAGGCGGAGTCTTTAAGGATGATGATAATAACGTTCTTAATATTCCTTCTGAAAGAGGAGATATCACAAAGATGGCGGAGATTCATAAAGCCGCCGCTCATTATGGACAGCCAGAAGGACAAGCAGTATTCATTCCTGGAATTGGTCGGGTAACAGAAGAAGAATACCAAGAAGACAAGTATAGAATGGAAAACGGCCTTCTATCTTATGGAGATACGGGAGCATGGAAAGATGCATCAAGAACCAGAAGATCTTTGGATCAATGAAGTAAACCTTAGCAAGTCTATAGGTCAAGAATCCTTTATTGCTTCAGAGAAAGATGACTTTCGTCAGGATGCTGACGATATTTTGTCGTTAAACGGACTCTCTCAAAACTTTAAGCGTTCTGCTCGTAGAAAAATTAGCAAGTCATTAATTACTGCTGGCGGAGAAATAGTAACCGCTGAAGACAATATGTACTCTGGTGATGGGGCTACCTCTAAGCAAATCATTCCAGATAAGTACGGTTACGGCATCTTTGATGTTGTTGAGCCTCTTTACAATCAGGCGGCACTTGCTAAAATTTATGAACTTTCCGCTGCAAACTATTCAGCCATCAACGCTAAAGTAGCAAATATTGTTGGACTTGGGTACGATCTTGTTCCAACAATTAACGTTATGGAGAGACTTGAGTCTATTAGTAGTGAAGAAGAACTTGGGAGAGTAAGAAGAAACCTTGCTCGTCAAAAGCACCGCATTGTTGACTGGCTAGAAACAAGAAATGACGATGATACCTTTACTATGACACTTATGAAAGCCTATATTGATGCTGAATCAACAGGAAACGGGTACATTGAAATAGGTAGAAAGACAACTGGAGAAATTGGTTACATTGGTCATATCCCTGCTCCTACGATGAGAGTACGTCGTCTCCGTGACGGATTTGTTCAAATTGTTAATGGTAAGGCTGTATTCTTCCGTAATTTCCAAGGTGAAGAAAAGAATCCTATTACCACCGACCCTAGACCAAACGAAATAATTCATATTAAGAATTACACTCCAACAAATACTTACTATGGACTACCTGCAATTGTGGCGGCAAAGAATGCAATGGCAGGAAATGAATTTGCCTCTCGCTTTAATCTAGAGTATTTTGAGAACAAGGCTGTCCCCCGCTATATTTTCTGGCTTAAGGGTGCAAAGATGAGCCGCGCAGCAGAAGAAAGATTGTTTGAATTTTTCCAAGGTAATCTGCGCGGACAGTCCCATAGAACCGCTATCATTCCTATCCCTGGAGATACACCAGATAACAAGGTAGAAATGAAGATGGAGCCGATTGAAACTAATATCCAAGACTCATCATTCAATAACTATAAGAAGATGAATAAGGATGAAATCCTTATGGCTCACCGCGTTCCTGCCTCAAAGGTTGGTGCTACGGACGGTATTGGTTTGGCGGCAGCAAGAGAATCAGATAGAACATTCAAGGAACAAGTGTGTCGTCCAGCACAGGACGCCCTTGAAAAGAAAATCAATAGAATCATTGCTGAAAAAACGGACGCATTCAAATTTGAATTTAATGAACTTACTCTTACCGATGAAGAAACTAGATCTAAGATTGATGAGCGGTATTTGAGAATGCAAGTAATTGTTCCTAATGAAGTAAGAGAAAGACTGGGAATGTCTACACTTCCTAGTGGTGATGAGCCAGTTGTTCTTAATGCTCAACAAAGAGCAGAGCAAACGGCTCAGACAACTCGCAATAGAGTAAGAGACCAAAATAGATCTTCTAACGCCCCAGACATAGATGAAACAGGACGGGCAACACAAGGAGAAGGTAGGCAACAAAATTAATAAGACTATATATAATATAATTTAATTGTTATGATTATTAATAAAGCACATTTTGACGTAGACGGAGACAATGTTCGTCTCACTATGCCCATCGCTAAAATCGATGAAGAGCGTAGAATAGTTAGTGGATTTGCCACCCTGGACAATGTAGATCGCCAGGGTGATGTTTTATTAACAGAGGCTTCTCGTAAAGCATTTGAAAATTTCCGAGGAAATGTGCGTTTAATGCACCAGCCAATTCCTGCTGGAAAAGTGGTTTCATTTAGAGAGAATACTTTCTATGACAAGGAATCTGGAAAAATGTACAGCGGAATCTTTGTTGATGCATATATTTCTAAAGGTGCTGAAAATATCTGGCAAATGGTTCTAGACGGCACACTTACAGGATTTTCAATCGGTGGCAGAATTGTAGACTACGAAACAAAAATGGATGACGGTAAAGAATATCCAGGGGTAAGAGTTGTAAAAGAATACGAACTTATGGAACTATCCTTAGTCGATTCCCCCGCCAATCAATTTGCTAATATTCTTTCTATTCAAAAACTTGGGGATGAACTTATCACCTCAGGCATCGCTACTGAATTCTCTACTGAAAATGTATTCTGGTGCAGCACAGATAAAATTGCATTAACTGAAAAATCAGACACATTCAAATGTCCAGCATGTAAGTCAGAAATGATTGAAATTGGTTGGGTAGAATCATCAGACGTTAATAAAAATCAAGAGATGGGTAAACTTGTTGATGCCCTCATTAAAGCAGAATCTTTAAGTGTAGGAGACTTTGTTTCATGGAATTCAAGCGGCGGAACGGCTAGAGGTAAAGTAGAAAGAATTGCCCGTTCTGGCTCCATTAATGTCCCCGACTCAGATTTTACTATTAATGCAGAAGAGGGAGATCCAGCGGTACTTATTAGACTTTATCGTAAAGGTGCAGAAGGCTGGGCGGCATCAGACACTCGCGTCGGTCACAAAATGAGTACTCTTAGAAGAATCTCCTCCCTTGATAAAATGCATCATGAAGACATGGAAGATGATGTAGAAGATGATATGGATGATGAGGGCGTAAGAAAAGAAACTGTTACTAATGAAGTAACTCCTAATCGTAATGCCCAGCAGGGTCTTCCTAGTGGTATCCCCCGTCCATCTAAAAAGAAAAAGATTAAATATAAGAAAGAAGCAGGAGATATTGTTTCTGGAGACTATGTTGCCTTTACAGAAAATAATAAATTAGTAAAGGGTCGTGTCGATGTATTAGAAAATACTATGGCGGCAGTAAGAGTGTATAACAATGAGTCAGACAACAAATTCCGTCCGACAGATACACTAGTAACAAAAAATATTTCAGACTTAACAAAAATTAAGGTAGCCAGTAAAGTAGTTATTAAATCACTTGCGGCAGAAGATGAAGAACATCTAAATGCCTTAGTTTCTCAGCATAATGAAAAATATGGTAATGTTATTTTTAAGAGTGTCACGTTTGATGCCATTCGTCAGGTTTTTGAAAGAGGGGTTGCTGCATTTAAAAGCAATCCCATGATGAATAAATCAAATGAGTACTCCCCTGAACAATGGGCGTATGCAAGAGTAAATGCTTTCTTGCAGGCGGTAAGAACAGGGAAATTCAAGAATAGACCATATGACACAGATTTGTTGCCAAAGGGTCACCCATTGTCAACGGAAAAGTCAGACGAAATAGAGGAAAACAGTTTGACTGTACAAAAAAGAGAAGGAGGTGTTGAAATGGCTGAAAATACAAGCCATGAAGAACTTGACACCGCCGAGGCTGCAAACGAGGCTTCTGAAGAAGTTACGTTTGAGGTAGAAGAAACTGTAGAGGACGTAGTTACGGAAGCCCTTGCAATGGCTAAGTCCGATGGTGTTGAGGCTGAAGTTTCCGAGGACACCACCTCTGACGTTTTCGATATGGAAAAGGCCCTTGGCGAGGTTAAGTCCTTCGTAGAAGAGACAATTACCAAGTCCACTGAAACAAATACCGAATCACTTGACAAGATTTCCAGTGCAGTAGTCGAACTTGCTAAAGCAGTCGATGAAAAAATTGGACAACTACAAGCCAAGTATGAAGAGGTTACCAAAAGTTTATCCGATCTCAATTCCGCCGCGACTGAAATCGCTACCCGCGTAGAGTCCGTTGAGGAAGAGACGGCTATGAAGAAGTCTGGTGAACTGGAATCCAGTATCCCAGAGCAACCCGTAATGAAGAAATCATTATGGGGCGGACGCTTCCTCAGTTCCGCAGAATTATTTAACTAATTAAAATAAGAAAGAGAGGTGTAAAGAAAAGCATGAGTGACATTATTAATAAAGCCGCTGCCGCTGTAAACGTTGGTACTGGTGCAATCATCTCAGATCTCGCTTCAAGCGGTGATATGGAGAACTTGACCACTAACCCACTAACTCAGAACGGTGGCGTGCTACTTCCAGAACAATCCCGTCAGTTCCTAGACTATGTGTTTGATCAAATGGTTCTAGGTAATGACGGTCGTAGACAAGTAATGCGTTCAAATACTGCCGAATTTGATAAGATTCAGGTCGGTACACGTTTGATCCGTAAAGCATCACAAGCAAGTGATAACATTCTTGATGCTGGTGCAGGCACAGTGGGTTACGCAAACCGTGGTGCCCAATTTACCAAGGTCGAAATCGTCACCACTAAGTTCCGCTTGGACTACGAACTCTCAACTGAGGCACTTGAGGATAACATTGAAGGCTCTGCTCTTGAAGATCACATTGTCCGCCTAATGGCTGGTCAATTCGGTAACGATCTTGAAGATATTGCCATCAACGGTCTTGCTGCTCAGGGAACTGCGTCCTACGCTGGTACAACTTACCCATACACAATTAATGGCTTCGTTGCACTCGCTGACGGCGCTGCTGGTGGTACTCACTTTGGTACCGCAGCAACTGTTACCACAGCATCCACATTCTTCACCGCAGCAACCACCGCAGGTCAACTGAAGTCAGGTTCTGCAATTGCCTTCTTTGAGAATCTCTACAACAGCCTTGGTCGTAAGTACAAGGCTCGTCGTGGCGAATTGAAGTTCTATGCTTCAACAAAGAACGTTCAAACCCTTCTTACGGATCTTCGTCAGATTGGTTCAGGTGGTGTACCTGAGGATATCGCTTCTGGCATCCTTCGTGGTACTCCCCCTCGCGTAGGCGGTCCTGCTGGTATGACAACTTCTATCTATGGTATTCCCGTAATGGAAGTTCCACTATACCCAGATCACTATGTTGATCTCACATTCCCCCAAAACAGAATCTGGGGCTTCCAGAGAGACGTTACGGTTCACCGTGAGTTCAAGCCAAAGAAAGACACCGTAGAGTACACAGTTTACGTCCGCATGGGTCTTAACATTGAAGAACTTTCTGCAATGGCTAAGGCTAACGCCGTAACTGGCTGATAATTAAATATCTTTTGGTTTGGGGGTCGCGCAAGCGGCCCCCTTTCCATATTCCAAAATATAGTAAAATATAATTAATCTAATAACGGCGGTGTTACATGAAAGAATTTTTAAGACAGGACGGCGCTGCGTATAATTTTATTTATACTGCTAGTTCATACGCTACTGGCGTTTTCTATGAAGTCTACGACCTTGATACGAACGAATACCTACAAGGTGGACGAGGTGCTAACTCAATCTCAGCATCGCTGAATTACACCATTAGCCTTACTCCAGATACTACAGAGTATGATAGAAACTTAAAGATTGATTTTATTACTACCAGCCCTACAGGAGCGTTTTCTGAAATACAATATGCTTCTTTGATTAGGCCATATGCATCAGTTTCTAGAATAAAAGAATTAGCAGATATTGATACCGCTGTTGTCAGCGACGACGATCTAAGAAAATTAGAAAGACGGGCGAGGCTATCAATAAATTCTTTCGTCGGATTTGACTTCTATAAAAAAAATATTATTATGGAGGTCTACGGAAGCAATACTGACGCCCTTACTATTCACGACAATATCCTAAGAGTTGATTATATCTATGAAGACGATATTCTTATATATGATAGGTTGGAAGAAGATAATGCTATCGGATATCCTATAAATATTTCATTTTCAAAAAACAGAGTAAAAATTGTTAATACAACTACAAATAATAAAGAAATTTTTGAATCACCAAAATTTTCAGTATTTGACTATCGCGGTGTATTTAAGAAAGATTATTCATATAAAATTACTGGACTTTTTGGATGGGACTATGTTCCAGCAGATGTTGAAGAAGCCACGGCGCTTTTAGTAGACTACTATCTGTGCAATGATTTTAATATTAGAAACAAAGGTATAGCAGAACTTAAAAATGATTCCTATAGTTTGAAGTACGGTCCAGATGGATTCACAGGTACTGGTAATATCATGGTAGATAATCTTTTATCAAATTATAGAGAGATAAAGTACATGGTGGTTTAAATGATAGAATGTCTTGCCACCACTAACTACACTTTAAGAGCAGATGTTTACAGGCCATTAATTACACAAGATATTACTGGTGTTGCAAATAAAACGTGGCGATACGAAAGAACAGTAACTTGTTCTGCCAGAAGTATTTTAAGAAAAGGTACTGGAGATAACTCCACTGCTATGGAAATAGAAGAACGTCTTAATCAACTAAACTCTATGGTTAAACTGCGTTGTAATAGAATCATTCCTGCAAACAGGCTGGTTGTTAATATCAGGAATGAAAATTTAACAATATACCAAGAAGATCAAGACCCTGCTTCTGCTGGAGGGTACAATACAGCAACGATATTTGAAGTTTTTGGCAGCAGCCCCATTGTCAATTATGATGGAACTGTAATAGAATACGAAACTATTTTAAAAAGAAGAGAAATACAACAAATAACGGTGGGATAATGGCTAAATTAGAAGCATTTGATACTGGTCAATTTGCTGAAAAAATATCAGCGCTATCTATATATGACAGCAATTTACTAACAATGCTTTATCAAAATCCAGTAAACAAACAAAAAATAAATCGCGGCGCGGCATTGCTGGTAAGAAACTACTTTGACCTGTACCTAGACTCTAGGGCTAGACAAAATCCATCAGCCTATCATCATGTTTATGAATTTGAAAAGACTGGAAATCCTACGGCTAGATTATTTAAGGCAGTAGTAACTAATGCTCCCGATGGATCAGCAGTTATTAATTATTCTTTTAATCAGGCAAAAGATCCTAATCCAGAAGGATATCCTTTTCCAAATAAGGCGGACGTAATGGAAAAAGGAGAGACAATCATTGTTACTCCTAAGAGGGGGAGGTATTTAAGATATAGACTAGAAGATGGTCAGTTTGTTACATCTGAAAAATCTGTCATAAGAAATCCTGGCGGAGACCAAGTAAGGGGTAGTTTTGAGTCTACCTTTAGATCCTTCATGATTTCTCAATCTTCTATTATTTTACAAAAGTTTAGATTCTTTGAAAAAATAGAATTGTCTATTCTTAATAAAAGAAGGCTATCTATACCCAGAATAAATTCTGGAATGACTGCAGATGCGGCTAATCGTGCTAAAATAGATGCTATGAGCATCGCAGATGGAGTGGTATCAACTTATGCCTAGTTATACAGAACTCCCCGTCACTTTGATAAATAAATATATTTGGGACCTTGCTAGTGGGTCTGTCTCTGGTCAGCCAGCGGTGGCGAGCGCTGTATGGGATACCTCTATATACGAGTATAGACCCTTTTACCCAGTCCATGAAATGCTAGCCCCCGATACATCAACACTGCCTTTTATTTTGTATGATTATATGTTTGCTCCAAAGGCAGGAAATTTCTGGCCCCTTCAGAAAGAAGAAGCAGAGTACTTAATTGTAGGAGATATCCCTCAAATCTATTATGTAAAAAACTATATAGTAGAGGCTCTAGAAAAATTTGATGAAAGTGCAAGAGATGTTAACAACCACCTATCTTCATCTGGATATCAAACAAGATTTAAATATATCACAGTAGAGCAAGAAAACTTTATTTCAGAGGAACGGCGGCTAGATAGTTTTAAACCTAAGTTTATTTCATGTCTACGCCTTTGCTACGAATATACAAAATAATCTCGTACATGATAATATAATTAACGAGGAAGCGTATATATTATCGCTCCAAGGAGGTGAAAAATAAATGGCAAGAGACTTTAATGCTAAGAATATTATCGTTGGTGCAGCCGTTGTCTATGTAGGCAAGAATGGTTCAGAAAATGATAGAATCAATGTATCTTCTGCTACCGCAACCGCACAAGATCCCAAAAACGTTACATCCATTGCTAATGGTGATTGGTACCACCTTGGTTACACCATGGAGGGTGTCACACTCAACATTGAGCCTACCTTCAATGACGTTATGGTTGACCAGTTGCTTGACACTGCTCGTCTGTTCAAGACTCAGCAAAGAGTTAGCGTTGCTACATCTTTGACTGAAGCATCACTTGAGAATCTTTACGTTGCTATTGGTGGTGCAGGCGGTGCTACAGGTGATTACCAAACTGCCTCCGCAGGCGCATCATACAACCAGATCGCTATCGCTGACGGTTCTGCAAGTTCATTAGGCGTTGCTGGTGCAAGCGCAGTATTTGCTGGCGCTTCAGCACAGGCTCAGGTTCAAAACCTTCTCCACCTTAACGGTGGCTCTCTAGGTATTTCTCCCGTAGAACGTTCTATGTGCTTCGTTGGTTCTGCCCCTACCTCCGTTGCTGAATCTGCTGGTACAGGTAAGAAGGCTGAAAGAATCTACATGGTTTACCGCGCTGTTTCTGTTGAAGCAGTAGGTGTTGGCGTTCGTCGTGACGACGCTACTGTATTCCCTGTTAACTTCCGCGTTCTTCCCTCAACCGCTAACAAGGCTCCTGACGGTAACGCTGCATACGGCAAGATTATTGACCGTATCTTCTAATAATTTAATACAGTTTATGATAGGGACGCAGCATTTTCGCTGCGTCTTTATCATTTATACGGTATAATATTTGTAAACAACGAAAGGATTTGTTAATGGCTACTAAGGTTTTTGAAACGGTCGAACTAGAACTTCTTGACGGTCAAACTATTATCGTCAAGCCACTTAACCTTAAGAATTTAAGAGAGGTTATGAAGGAATGGCAGAAGGCTTCAGAGGTAGAAAATGAAGATCAGTTTCTTGATGTTCTTATAAAATGTACCTCTATTGCATTCCGTCAGTTTGCACCAGATTTGGCAGACGACACAGAAAAACTTGAAGAAGCAGTAGATCTTCAGACCATGTACAAGATTCTTGAGGTCGCTGCTGATATCAAGTTGAATGACCCAAACCTAGTAGCGACGGCTCAGGAACTCGCTGGGAGGATCTAGATCTAGCCTCTATGCTAGGGGAAGTATTTCTTCTGGGCCACTGGAAGGACTACGATGAACTTGAATCGTCGCTATCAATGCCAGAACTTGCTGCAACACTAAAAGCAGTATATGAATCTGAACGTAGGAGGCAAAAGTTTATGGCTGCACTTCAAGGCGTAGACCTTGACGAAAAAATCGATGAAGATATCGATGCAGAAATAAGCAGAATACCGACTATTGAAGAAATTCAAGCCAGGGCGGTGGAGAGGTTGACTGGTGATAAAAGTGCTGCAGGAGCCATAAGCCAAGGTTTAACTCCAGATATGGGAGTAATTTATCAAATAGCGGAGGGCACAGAACTTGGCTAATATTAATTCAGTTATTACATATAACGCGAATCTTTCTCCTGCCCAGGCTCAAATTAAAGCACTTACTGGTCAGATTACCGCTTTAAGTACTGCCTTTAACACCTTAGATAAATCTGCTCTTTCAGCGCAAAGAAGCCTAGCAGCAACATTTGCTACTGGTGTTGGACAAATTGGTGGATTTACTGCTAAAACAATACAGGCTCATAATGCTGTAGAAAATTTTGGTAAGCAAATTGCTGCCAACCGCCTGACTATGCGAGAGTCATTCCGTGAAGCAGTTGCAGGATATACAAAGCAAAATAGTTTAATGAAGCAACTTGCTCAACAGCAAGTTAGATACCAGCAGTCTGTTTCTGTGCCAATGGGCGGTGGGCAGATGATGATGCTTACCCCTACATCTATTGCTGCTACTGGAAACTCTGCAGCAATGGCTGCTCAAAAATTTTCTATTTTCAATCAACTAATTGACAACGGTGCCACATCTATGCTTAACTGGGGCAAAAATACTCAGTGGGCTGGTCGCCAACTGATGGTTGGATTTAGCATTCCTTTAGCGATGTTTACAGCATTAGCCTCTAAACAGTTCAGAGACCTTGACAAAGAATTGACAAGGTTCCAAAAGGTTTATGGCTCTGATCTTGGTGGCGCAATTAGTGAGTCAACTACTCGCATGAGAGAACAAATTCAACAATTGGCTTACGAAATATCTCGTACCTATGGAATCGCTGCTAAAGATACTGCCGCTCTTGCTGCAGATATTGCTGCAACTGGAGCAGAAGGCGAAGATCTGATTAACTCTGTCCAGCAAACCACTAGATTGGCGGTCCTTGGTGAAGTAGATAGACAAGAAGCAATGAAAGCAACTCTTGCCCTGCAGTCAGCATTTAGACTTAATACAGATGAATTAGCAGAGTCAATTAACTTCCTTAACGCTGTTGAAAACCAAACATCTGCAACTCTTCAAGATTTATCAACTGCTATTCCTAAAGTTGGTCCAGTAGTTAGAAGTTTAGGTGGAGATGTTAAAGATCTTGCAACTCTACTTGTGGCTATGCGAGAGGGTGGCATCCCAGCCGCAGAAGCAGCGAATGCATTAAAATCTGGCCTCGCCTCCCTGATTAATCCAACAAAGCAGGCTAGTGAGGTGGCTAAGAAGTTTGGTATAGATCTAGTAGGAATTGTTGATGCAAATAAGGGCCAGTTAATGCCCACAATTTATGCTATGAAGAATGCTCTAGATGGTCTGGATGAATTTGGAAAATCTAGAGTAATTGAGCAAATTTTTGGTAAGTATCAGTTTGCCAGAATTTCTGCTCTATTTGATAATATTGGAAGAACAGGATCTCAGACACAATCAGTAATAGAATTAGCGGCAAAAAGTTCTACTGATTTGGCGGCAGTAGCAAATCAAGAAATTAAAACTCTCACAGAATCAACCGCAGTTAAATTCCAAAGAACCTTGGAAGATTTAAAGAATGCAATCATGCCTATTGGTCAGGCCCTCACAGAAACATTGATTCCAATACTTTCATTTATTGGCGAAGGCATTCAAAAATTTTCAGGATTCTTCCAAGATTTACCAGGGCCAATTAAAAACTTTGCCAAGTTAGGTGTTGCTATTGCTGCTTTGGCAGGACCAATTATTATGTTGGTTGGTCTATTTGGTAATTTAATTGCCAATGGCCTTAAATTTGGAATGATGGTTACTAGGCTTGGCGCTAGAATGTCTGGCCTTAAAGTTGAAAGATTTGAACTTCTCAACTCAGAGGTTATGGCGGCAAAATTTGGAGTAGACAATCTTACAGCATCTTTTACAACCCAAGAAACAGCAATGAAGAGACTTGTTGGGGTAATGTCTGCATATGAAACTTCTTTAAGAAAATTAAGTACATCTAACCCAGCATTATTTGTTCCTGGAGTGGCTCCAGCACCTAGAGGTGCCGTTCCAATTAGAAGACAGGCTGGTTCTACCAGACCAGAATTTGTTCCTGGTTCAGGTCGGGGAGATAAAATTCCCGCAATGCTTGAGCCTGGTGAATTTATTGTTAATCGTGCTGCTACAGAAAAATATGCTCCCGTCCTCATGCAGATGAATCGTGGAACATTAAAGGGGTATGAAAATGGTGGAGGAACATCTAGGCTTGCACATTTAACTAGATCTGTAACTGTACCCATAACAAGTGCAATGGATTCTGCTACGTCTGGAGCAAGAAGAGTACTTCAACAAATGCTAGCAGATGGAATTACAGAAGTAAAACTATTTAATAACCTAGTCGTTAGCCTTAGTAAAGCAACCAATGATGCATTAAACACAGAAGTAGAGGGTAAGGGTGTAAAAAAGAGCATTCTGGCTGCTGAACTAAAAGATCGGGAAAGATGGTCATTAATGATGAAAGCGACTGGCCTGTCATTTGATCAACTTCAACCAACTATTACAGGTATAACTTCTGCAATGGCTAGACTAGAAGGTGAATTAATTAATGATCCACAACTTTACAGACTAGTAGAGGCAGAATTAGTTAAACTGTCAAATGCGGGAGATATTGCCGCGCAAAGACTTCTTGCACTATCAAAACAATATGGGACTGTTGAATATTTAAGAACTAATGAAGGAAAAGAAAGACCAGGAAGAATGGCTTTAGGAGTTTCAACATCTGGAACTGGTACCTATAAAGGTTCAAGGCTCGCAGCAGATTCATGGGCTAGAAAGTCAACGGTGGATCTTGAAAGAGCATTAGACGAAGGAGTTGTTAGAGCAATTCAATCTTCTTCTCCATCAAAAAAAGCAGATTCAATTGGAGAAAAGGCTGGTAAAAATATTGGTAACGGCGCAATTATTGGTCTAGAAAGAGGGCTTAGAATTGCTACATCTAAGCAAGTTAGAACTGGACCTATAGGCCCAGGATTAGAATCTAGATCTACAGCAACCGTATATCAAAGAGAAGAAAATGCTAGGAAACTTCTAGAAAAAGCCCTAATTAAGGAAACTCAACAAACTGGTCTTATTGCAGATACAAAACAAAGAATTGTTGTCCAACAAAAACAACATAACATTGTTCTTGCAAACTGGACAAAGGATCTAGAAACTGGTAGATGGGTGCATAAAGATGGAACAGTTGCAGGAACAAAACGTGCTGCTGCTTTAGATAAACTTGCCCAAGAAGAATCTCTACTTGCTGCCGAGGAAAAGAAATTAAGAGATATTATTTCAATCAGAGAAAGAGCAGAAAGAAATGCTGCAAATGCAGCAGAATCTAAGGCTATAGCAGAGAAGCAATTAAATCAATCAATAGTAAAAAGATCTGTTCAAGAAGGAACGATGTTTACCCCAGGATCATATCTTATGGGCGGGGTGTCTCCCTATGCTGCTAGTGGAGCAAATAGACCATCTAGATTTGGCGATATATCAATGGATCAAAGAAAGGCTCTTGCTGCACAAAGAAGAGAAGCGTATTTAAATAATGTAGGCCCTGGAAAGAGTTTAACTGATGCACGGGAGTCTGGGGGTATGCGTGGTGCAGGGGCAATGAATGCGGCTATGGGGGCCTCCATGCTAGCAAGCACTGTAACGATGTTTAGTGGGGCTACCAGTGAAGCATCTTCCAAAATAATGATGTTTACAACAGCATTAACTACTGCTATTTTTGCACTACAGGCATTTTCAGGAACAGGTATTGGCGGGGGCATTGTTGGCGGTGTGAAAAAAATGGGTGGTGGCATGGCTGGCCTTGGTGCACGCGCCACCGCAGCAGCAGCAGGAAGAGGCGCACTAACAGCAGGTCTACTTGGTGGAGGAGGCAAGGCCTTGACTGGAATTGGAGGGGCTTTAGCAGGAGGCGGTGCCGCAGCAGCAGGAACGGTAGCAGCAGTAGCAATTCCATTAGTTATTACTGCTGCTGGCCTATACATGTATAAGAAATCTCTTGATGAAGCAAAAGAAAAAGCAAATGCCGCCTTTGCTGAGCCAGCCAAGACTGCAGAATTCTTTGGCAAGACTATCGACAGTCTTGGAAGTGCGCTGGAAAACATCCAGGCAGCAGGAGCATCAAAAGAACTATCCTCAATAAACTCTGAATTGCGTATGGCTGTTAGTGAAGACTATGCAGGACTTATTGAAAAGTTGAAAACTTCAATTACTACTGTTGGAGCAGCCGACCTTGGTTCTGCATACACCAAGATGATTATTTCTGGAATGAGTGCAGAAGAGGCTCAGGATGCAATTAAGGCTATTGCAGCGGAGGCTGGATATAAGGGTGGCCTTGCATTTGCTAGCGCATTCTCTAATGGTTTACTAGAAGCAAAAACAATAGAAGAGGCATATCAACAAACAATAGGCAATATTAGCCCAGAGTCAGTGGCAGCCCAACAAACAGCAATAAGTGAAGCAAGGAAACAACAAATAATGGCTGACCCTGGTCAATATGGAATAGGTACACCTAAGGCTCAAGTTGCTAGTCTTAATTTTCCGAATAATGTTTTGGCTGGTGGGCCAGAGTTTGTTCAAGCATTAAAGAGTTCTATAGAAATATCTCAGACTGCGCCAGAACTAGTTGCTCAAAATCTAGATAAACTTAGAGAATCTTACTTAGCGCTAAATGAAGATGCGGATGATATTCTTGGAATGGGAACGGCTGCCCGTGAGATGGCATTTGATGAATTTAAAAATATGATGGGCGAGTTAGATGATCCAGTAATTAATAAACTTTTAGATCAATTACAAGATTCTACGGCAGAAACTCAAGTCTTAGCGATTCAAATGACTGCGCTAGGAGTTCCATTAACAGAAGCAAAAAATGCTACTGGACAATTTGATGATGCTCTTGCAAGAGCAGCAATAGAAAATGCGAGTAGGCTAGCAACACTTAATGCAGTCTTAGATGATACAAAACAGGCGCTGTTAGATTTTGCAGACTCTTCCCCAATTACTATAGCCATGGATGATATCTCTGAATCTGTGGATAAAATGCAAGATAAGATTGAAAGTTATGCCAAGTCTAGGGAGAAAGAGAAAGAGTCTATTCAAGAGAACTTTGAGTTGGAACAGAAGGCCCGTGAGGATTCTCTTGAAGCAATGCAGGATGAGATGGATATCAAGAAGGAATCGTTTGACGAAGAGATGGATCAGTTAGATGAAAAATCTGACAAGATTGAGAAGTCTTCTGATGCTTACATTAAATCTTTGCAAAAGAATCAGAAAGCCGACTCTTTCTACTCCCAACAAAGAAAGACTGCTTTTGGAGCCTTGCAAAAACTTGCTTCAGGAGATGTATTCGGATTCTTGCAAGATCGTGAACAAATGTCTCAGGATGCTCAACAATTCTCCTATGATGAACAAATTAGCGGAATTGAAGAAAGAAGAGATTTAGAACTAGAAGCCATTGATGAAACAAGAAGCGAAAAGCAAAAAGAACAAGAAGAGTATGAAAAGATGATGCAAGATCGTATGGATTCAATTCAAGATTTAATGGATAAAGAATCTGAAATGCACGAAACCAACATGAAGAACTATGACGATGAGACTGAAAAGCATAATGAAGAGTTGGAAAGAAGACTACAAAACAGATCTAGCAAGAATCAAGAGGCAAAAGATATAATTGATGGAATTAAAAACGGAGAAATTGAAAGTTACAAACAAGTAACTAAAGTTTTTGGCGAGCAACTAGCAAAGAGATACGCTGATTTAGTTAAAAATCAAATTGCCTCACTTGATGCAGTTTTGAAACAACAAGTTGCCGCTGGAGATATTGAGCGACTTGATGCAGAAAAACAATTAGTACAAATGTATAATGATTTATTTGGAGCAGCATATTTTGGAGGCACTCCTACTAGTAATAGTGGCTATGGCGGAGTCGGTAGTTATGAAGACTTAAGAGGAAAACTTGGACTTTCTTCCTTCTTGTCACCAATTCCCAAAAAAAATCTTCCAGAATTAGCATATGGCGGTCATATTTCTGGTCCAGGTGGTCCCAAGTCTGATGTAATCCCAGCAATGCTTTCAAACGGAGAATATGTAGTTCAAGCCTCTAGTGTAAGCAAGTACGGCAAAGACATGATGGATACTATCAATGCTGGAAAATTTGCTGAGGGAGGTCTGGTCCTTAAACCAATAGAAATAGCACCCGTACCAGAAAAAGTTTTATACCCAGAAGGAACAGAGGCTTTTAAGAAACTAGGTAAAATTCAAAAAGCATATAAAAATAATCTAATAAACAAAAAACAATACGAAAAATTAACTAGTTTTATAAAAGAAAATGCCAATCGTCAAGGCAACCTAACAAGAAATGAAACATTTGATTTTAAAAATAAATTTAATAGATTTACTGGAAAAGATAGTAAAAGCCCAGTATTGAACATTGAACCTATTTTAGAAATAGAGCCAATAGAAATAGAGCCTATTTTAGAAATAGAGCCAATAGAAATAGAGCCAGTCGGCAAATATGCTGATGGTGGACCAGTAGAGTTAAAGAAATCATTAGATAAATGGATGCCAAAGAATAGACTGTCATATTATTCTAGTTGGGACCAATACGGAGCATGGCCTGGGGGCAAGCCAAGTGGTATTATGATGCATCATACTGCTGGTGTTGGCCCAGGAGTATTAGAATGGATGGCTAGAAATCCAGAAGCAGGGAAGCCCGTCGTCCAGGCTATGGTTGGTAGAGACGCTACAGCACATATTCTTGCATATGGCGGTACTGGGTGGGGCGCTGGCGCTGGAGGAACAGAAGGATCTTATGCAGCAGACATATTTAATAATAAAGAATACGCTGGACTAAAAGAAGATCTTAAAAATCTAGGCGGTGCCTCAAATACACTTTGGCAAATAGAGGTAGAGTCCCAAGGTCTTAAAAAAGACTTTACCGCTGGGATGTTTGACACCATTGCAAGAATGAGTGCGGCAATTAAAGAGTATGCTGGATGGCCTTCATTTGCTGGAAAAATTATTAACCATAAAGACTGGACTGCTGCCTCTGGACCTAATAGGCCAAATGGACAAAGAGGGGACACCTTATACCCACTTGGTTTATACCAATCAAATGCCGATAGAATCTGGGAGCAGGGTGGAGGAGAAACTTCTGAAACTAATAATGGTGGCTCAGGCGCTTCTTCCGTACAGATAACTCCATCGATTGCCGCTCCTAAAAAAGGACTATTTGGAATTTTATCTATGGCTGGAACGCCTGTTTCTGATAAACAGTCTAATTCAAATAATAACGGAAGTACTAATGAGCCAACAGGAAATATACAATTTTCTAATATTCCAGATGGATATACTGTAGAAGATGCTAATAGAACTCTTGGGCATATCCGTGCAGGAGGATGGCCCACAAACTTGCAAAGATTAGCATGGTCTATTGCTATGAGAGAATCTGGTGGCAGGAATATTTATGATACAGGTGATTATGGGATATTCCAATTAAATAAACCAAGTTATGGAAGCCAGCCGTGGTGGATATCAGATGATAAAATATTAAATGATCCAGTTTACAACTCTAGCGTTGCATACAAGAATGTATCTCAGAGTGGTAAAAACTTCTTACCGTGGGCTATGAGGGTGGATAATAATGGGAATTATTCTTGGGACTGGAGTTACTATAACCCCCGCCCAACCTGGGCAGATGCTACAGAAACAAGGACTGCTGCTTTTTGGAATTCATGGAAGTATAAGGCTTCTGGCGGAATAATGAAACTTTCCGCAGGGGGAGGAGCAGTATCTGGACCAGGCGGACCAAGATCTGATATGATTCCAGCAATGCTTTCTAACGGAGAGTATGTAGTTAAAGCATCATCTGTTGCAAAATATGGTAAAGGATTTATGGATCAGGTTAATGCTGGACAATTTGGAATGGGTGGTCTTGCTACTACCGCTCCAAGAATGGTTTCTCCCGCCAAATATGCTGGCGGTGGTTTTGTAGGATCTATGATTGCTGCTACTCCAACATTTGGTGTCCCCCAGGTGGAGACAATAAACCCCTCAAGCATGAACGCCAACATTGCAAATAGTTATGGTGGATCTAACAGTTCTTCAGTAAGGAATTCCAGTAAAGTAAATATTGTTATTAATGGTGCGGGTGGAAAGAGTAGTAACGCAATTGCTAATAAAGTTATTAGTATGATAAATCAAGCAAACGGTAGAAGAAATCATAGTAGGAGTGCTGGGTAGTGCCAACAACGACATTAGAAAGAATTTGGACGCGCCCAGCGCTGATGATTTTTTCAGAGTCTCAACCTGTAGCAGTTAATTCAGCATCAGGCCAGTGGGACCTAGGATCTAGTTTCCTTTATCTTACAGATGATAGTAGATCAGAAATGCAAGTTTCTTTAGAAAGAATAGAATATAAGAAACGAATGATTAATGGTCGAATGAGATCGTATCATGTTGCCGACAAGAAAACCTTCTCAGTAAACTGGGAAGATTTACCTTCTGCAAAAATAGAAATATCCGAATCTATGTTTGGGACAGGAAATAATTGGGCGTCATGCCAACAGATGCTTGACTGGCATAAAAATAATACAGATAGTTTTTATCTTACTTTAGTGTATGACACCCCAACTGCTTCAGCCCTCCCATTAAGATATAGATTAGAAAACTACAACGTATTTTTTGATGACTTTAGTTATACCATAAAAAAGAGGGGTTCGACTCACGATCTTTGGGATATTTCCATGACATTGGTGGAGGTATAAATGTTAGACTTTAGTCAAATAAGAAATTTATATAAAAGCACCGACCGAATTAATAGCCAACATCAGGTAATTGCTGAATGGAATATGAATAAATATATTCCTATTAAAGAATACGGCGTATACAGAGGATTTCCTGGAACTAATCAGCCAGGATTTGGTGTATCAAATATATATAATACATCCTCTTCAGTATCAGATATTTTTAGTGGACAAAATTACTTAGTGTATGATGATGGATCTAAACAAGTAGATCCATCACAAGAATATTTTTCAGACTTAGCATCAGTCTTTAAACCAGATAGGCCAGATCCAGGAATTATATTATTACAAAATTTTGGAAATATGACTTTTGCCCCATCAAGCGATAATATAAAAGTTGCAAGTATGACAACTTCAAGCGCTAGATACTATCCTGGATCTAAAAATAGATTATACGATTATTTTAATTCTGCCAAGTTAATGGATTTAATCCCAGTTGCGGCGGGGGAGCAAAACTTTAACTTGTACTCTCAGGCTAGTTATGGTATATCAGATGCAGTAAGTGGAAAGATTGCTCATGCAAATCCTTTTGTCGTATATGAAACAGCATCTGGAGTTCCATGTAATAAAATTACGATTAAGGTACAAAATCATCTATCTATACCTGTAAAATTCTATGTAGATATTTTAACAAATTCATCCAGTTGGTCAACAGTTTATTCGTCATCTAGCACTATTGATTTTTCTAATGGAATTTTAAACTTGTATTACAATGCGGGAACGTGGTCTAAAACGGTATCTAGAGTAGATGATATAAATCAATTAACTGCCGTCAATCCTACAGAGTTACAAAAGATAAATGGGGTCAGGTTTAAAGTAGAACAGTTATCATTGGTTAAGTCTGACGCCGAGCCCCTTGTAGTAACATATAGCCCAGGGTCTTTAGAGTTAATTGAAATATCTCCAAGACTAGAAATTGATCTTAGTGCATATACAGAATCTTTTAACTTTGCTTCATCTATTGGAGACTCAACTAGTTTTGGGCTACCTGTTGGATCTATTGTAACTGGTGCAGGAACGGTAAGTCTATCTAATGAAGATAATCAATTCTTAATATCTAGTACACTCAGTTCATTAAAAATGTTAAATCAAGATGTTAAGTTCTCTTTTTATCAGAAAGTATATACTCCATCAGCATCTCAGACTTTAACTGTACCGATGAAGGTTCTATATTCTAATGAATGGAATGTTGGAGAAGATTACTCAGTATCAATTAATCTAGAAGATGGAATGAAGTTTCTTAGAGAAACTAATGCTCCAGACATTTTATTTTCATCTAATGCCGCTTTGTCTTCAATAATTTTAATTTTACTAGATAATATTGGCGTTACGGGGATGGAATTTAAAAAATCTTCTGATGAAATAAGTTATGATAAAGAGGATACTAGAATAAAAAACTTTTTCTGTAAAAAAGAACAAACCGTTGCAGAAGTGCTAGAACAAATTGCTTTGGCTACACAATGTTCTATGTTTTATGATGCTGTTGGTAGATTAAATGTACTTACAAAAGAAAAATTAACAGAGAATGCTACTATAGAAGACTCTTCACAAATAATTATTTTAAACCCAGACCGATATAAATATGTTTGGTACAACAATAATTGGTTCTTCTACGGAGGGAATACTGACGCTCTTCCATATGAAACAGAGTGGACCTATAGTGATTACTATGGGTTTTGGGTTTCTGAGGATCATCCAGTTCCAGCACAGTCTCCTGGAACAGACTTTTGGTTTTTAGGCGATGAAGATTATTCGGTGGCGGACCCAGAATATTCTTATATCAATGGATACAAGGCTAATATTTCTTCTTTGTCAGAGCAAAAAATAAGCCCTCTTACAGACGGAGAGATTACTTATCATACTTATGGTCCAAGAAAAAGTGCTTTAGTAGATAGTCTTCAAAAAGAGAAGTCAAAAGTTCTTGAACAATTAAACATAGATGAAGTTCCTATGGCCTCTTTAGCATTTTCAAACTATGGATATACCTCTACTATTTTATGGAGTGCTGGGGATAATAATGAGTCTGTTTTAGGTGCATCTAATTTAGTTAGAGATATTCCTTTACAAAGATTAAAAACTGCCTTTCCAGGAACATATGTAGCAGTAGATGAAAATGATTTAATAACACAGTTATATAATACTTCAGCAAATGATGATTTAGATAGAAGATCTTTGATCATCTATCTTGATACTAATGAAGGATTAACTCTAGACCCGTTTGAAGGAATTGTTCTTATTGATAATGAATATATAAGGTATCGCGGAAAACTATATTATATTGCTAGTACATCATCTAATTTATCTAGATATCAAATTATTTTTACAAAAGATGATTTTAATCAATTGAAATCTACTATGAGAAAGGGCGATTCGTTATCGTTTAGAGGATTAGTTATCGACGTTAAAACTCAAATCGTTGGTAAGAGCGATGATAAATATCAGTACAAAGTTATTGATGACGGTCGTGCAGCATTAAAGAGTAAGCCTGGTACACACTTTGCTTTAGCAGAGGATTCCGATGGTATAGAAGACAGTAACAGATTTAAACTTATGCTTGGTGGATCATTATCAGAGTCTAGGGGTATGCCTGGAAATCTAAAAGCAACTACAAAATTTAACTTCTTAGACAAAGTGAGATATAAGTCTGCTAGAAAGAATCTAGGAACTATTCCGTCAGAATCATTGCAAAGTTATTTAGGATTCCTCCATCTATCTGGACCAACATCTCCTAAGGAAGATACAGATATTCTTTTATCTATCCTAGATTCTAACAGAAACAAAAATGTTGCTAGAAGACTCCAAGAGTTGAATAAACAAGTAGATAAAGATGTTCCAGGTGAGTCATTTGATGATTACGTTTTTATGCAGGGTGAAAGAAATATATATGGTCAAAGGATAACTTTAGATTTTCAGCCTAATGCTATCTCAACAAGAATGAGGCTTTACTCTCCAAGAAGACAAATTAAAAATCAGCAAGATATTATGTCCACTAATTCATCTATTGCTGGAATAGGCTTTGGACTTAATAATGATAATGAAGGGTATTTCCTAGAAGTAGAATCTGCTGGATCGGGCAAGAATGTTGTTGAAAAGAATGCTTGGAAATATAATTTAAGATTTTATAAAATATCTTTAAAATCTCAGGACAATGGAAAGACTGAGTATGAACCAGAACTATTATTACGCGCAGGAGTGGCAGGGTTTACTGTATTTGATACCTCTATAGAAGTTATTAAAAATGATGATGTTCCAACCGATCCCGTATTTGAATTAGATATCATAATAAATAAATATGAAAATGGAATGGAATACTCAATATTTTACGGTGGACAAAAGATAGGTTCATACACTGAACCAATTGGAAAAGCAGTTGGAGTAAACTCTAGAGATATATTCCTATTTGTAAGAAATGATTCGCAAGCCATTTATGAGTATGTAATGGCTGCTGCTCGTCCATATAGTGGAGTTATCTCAAAGAATAATGAAAAGGATTGGCTAAAAAACTATAAATACTTTAACAATCAATTAGAAAAGGGAATTATCCCTGTTAACAAAAACTTCCTATTTAAAGACTCTGACAAGGGAATACAGTTTTACTTTAACGATTTTGCTAGATTGGCTAGAGAAGTGAAGGAATATAATGTTAGATTTTCTGCTCCAGCCTATGTTTCAGCACTTTTAGATATTTCAAAAATTAATCCTAAGTATTTTGTTAAAAATTATGAGTCAACATCTTTTGGGGCTAAACTTACATTAGTTAATAGTTCTGGCGGGGCTATAACTTTGGGAGATAGCAGCGACCTTCCTATTTATATTGTTGGTATATCTGCCGAAGAAATAAATACTGGTGCCGTCAATATGAAAGATTATTATGACATGACTCAGGATGATAAGAAGCGTGTGACAGAAAGAGAAAAAAATATATCAATCTACGGGGCACAATCTTTTACACTAGATAGCCAATACATTCAGTCAATTTCTCATGCAAGAGATCTTATGAGATGGATTTCAAAACACTGCAATAGACCAAGAATAAAACTAAGCATTGAAACATTTGCAAACCCCATTATTGAACTAGGAGATAAGGTTAGAATATTTGATAAGTCTCGCGGTTACAATGAATCGAATACTAAGTTTGGACCTAAAACTTTTGTTATTTCATCTATATCTCATAGTGTAAGTCCTGCTGGACCGTCTACAAACATTGATCTTATTGAAGTGGGTGAGTCATAATGACTGATCTACAAAGAATATTAGATAAAATTAATTTTACTAGATCTCAAGGATACATAACTCAGTCGGAGGCGCAAGAGTTAAAAGATCGTGCTAAAAAATTTGCAAATGCTAAAGGCGCTTTAAATGATGAAGAAAAAAAGAAGATCAATAAACAGTTAGACGACGCTTTAAATAAAAAGGGGAGAGAAGACAAAAAAGATGGTGGCTTTAGTATTCCAAAACCAGATACCAAGGAAGATAAAAAACCAGTAAAAGATGAAAAGAAGCCTGGTGAAACAGAAACTGATCTTCAAAAATTTATTAAAAGGGTCAATGAGTCAGACAAATTATCCAATGATAACAAGGATCGCCTTAAAAAAGAAGCAAGGCAAAGAGCCAGTGAAAAAGGAGGTTTTGGGTCAAAAGATAGAGAGCATCTGAATGAACTTTTTAATAAACTTCTTAATAAAAAAGTTACGCCTACCCCAACTCCAACTACTCCTGTGGATACAGATGGGGATGGCATCCCAGACAATAAAGACCCCGATGACGATAATGATGGAATTGAAGACACTGAAGAAGTGCAGGGTCCAGAGGGTCCACCAGGAGATCCTACTGTTAAAGGCGGCGGTAAGAAGATAGATATACCTAAGCCTGCCAATAGAGCCGACTATGCCATATCAAAAAAGGCTGAACATCTTGGTATGCCTAACCTTGATAAAAAAATTACTAGAGAGGTAGAAAAATTAAATCTTCAAATTATTAATTTTGCTAAGGAATTTATTGAGGGTGGAATAGATTTTTATGGAATTGATTATATTGCAGAGAATGAAATAATAGGAGAAGATGGAAGACCGTACTATCCACTTCCAGATTATAATGCTCCCCCCGAATCCGAGTCAGGGTTGGCGGAAGAACGGGCAGAAACAATAAAAACATTAATAGATGAACTTATTTCAAAAGGTGATAAAAGTAGTACCAACTATAATTACTTAGAGTTCTTAGATCTATTTGAATTACGGTATAATGGATCAGGAACACCATTTTTTAGATTTAGTATAGAACTAACTGGAGATCTAGTAGATGATCTTACGCTTTATTTAGTAGAGGACGACAACGATAATACATGATAACTGGAATATATAGATTCTATTGTAATGATGAGTTGATAGCCGAACAAAAAAATGCCCTGACCGAAAATGGCAGAACAATCGCTATTAAATCTCTTCTTGGCATTATTCCTAATTTTGCTGGCAGCATTGCCTATGGAATTGGTGATAAAGCAAATTCAATAAATCCTACCACTAAATTAGTAACTGATAAGTCCTTGCAGTTTGAATTAGGAAGGGCGGCAGTAATAGGCTCATCCTTAGATATATCTAACAATAATGATGTTTTAATCTATACAGCCACACTAACTGATCCGTATCAATATCAAATCTATGAAGTGGGTCTATTCCCTTCACAAGTTCGTAATGCTAATGTTGGTTTAGCAGGGTCTACGATATTTGATTTTGATAGAGTAGATCTATTCAATAAATTTGGAACTGCATCTGGCTCATTTTTAGTAGAAGCGGTGGAGGCTAGAATAGGAACATCATTGTTCTATCTACCACCTACAGATGGAGTAAATTCTTATATTTCATACGGGGCAACAGATAATACTTTGTCAGTCATAGGAAACTATTCTTCTCAAGATACCTTTAGACTCGCGGGGTTTGATATAAATACTCAAAGTTCTAGTGTAAACTTTAGATTTTATACCGACTCATTAAACTATTATGATTTAGTATTTCCTATTCCTAGTGCCTCAGGATATTACCTGTCTGAAATACAGAAAGGTGCGGCTGTAATTAATGGCAATCCTTCTTGGAATACTATTACTTCTTCAAGAATTTGGCAGAACAGTGCCAGTCCAATATATTTGGACGGACTGAGAATAGATATCGGCTCCTATGTTATTGATACTACTACTGGAATGGTTTCTAGGGCAATCCTTCCATCTCCAATAAGAAAGCCAGCAGGCATACCGCTTACAATAGAATATTCTTTAGCGATAGATTTTAATCATGGAGTGGCATGAGCAGCCTAAGCATAGACAAGAATCTTGATCCTAATAAAGAAATTAGATTTAGAGTAGAAATGTCATTTTTTGGATATCAAAAAACTATGGAGTTCGATTTTGATACTCCAAATGCTGCGCCACTATTAAGTAGAATAGAAAATATTACTCTAAAAAATGAAAAGGGGCCAGAGAAAGATAAAACAAAAGGAAACTATGGCTTTTCTAAATATGCAAAGGGTGCAAATATTGGCGGCAGTTTCTATAAATTAAAAATTTTACTAAACAATGCAAAGCAGGCCAATGAGTTACAACCAGGAGAAACAATAAATCTCGTATCATCAGATCCCAAACTTGCTCAATTAAATAACAAAAATTTTAAGGTAATTAAAGATACTAATCAAGATGCTCGCTATATATTTTTAAGGGTAAGTAATTCTTTTCAACCAACTCAAGCCTCTGGCAATGCATCAGGATCTTTAGAAGAAATTACTGGATCTGTAAAAACAAGAAAATATACAGTAAGTATTCCAAAAGAAGTTTTAGATGGACTCGTTACTGAAGTTCTTCCTGGTCCAAAAAAGGGCGGGATGATGGAAGATATTCCTATATTTGCCTATAAAAGATTTAAAGGAAATAATAGCGCTGGGGTTAAAAGAAAGTTGATGGTTAATGATAATGAAGTGAATGACAAAAATCCTCCAGATAGAGATGCTGTGATAAAATATCGTGGTCAGAAATCTTACTCATCTAACTTTACTATTAACGATAAAGAAAATTTTATTTTTTATGTAGCCATTGCTAGATATACATACAATGGTGACACATGGAAAAAAGAATGGGTTCAGACTAACTCATCTGATGAGGCTATATGGGGCAAGGCAAAAGAAGGAGGGAATAAGTAGATGACAACAAATAATTTTAATCCAGAAATTTCTAACTCCAATCTTAACTCTGCCCAATATTATATAGATGACGATGGCGGTTTTAAATTTATATCTCCGTACCTGTCTTCATCAAACTTCGACGGCACCATCCCAGTAATAGAAGATACTATAAATGCTGAAGATATCAAGCCTGGAATGCTTATACTATTAGATAATCAAAATTATTATGCAGTTGTCTCAGTGTCATATGATGATATAGATTTAGAAGATACTCCGTCAACAAATATAACTATAGGATATATAGATGATAATAATGAATTAACGGCGGTCGTTTATGACTTTACTGATCAAGTAGATGTTAGATATGAAGATTGGGATAATAAAGATTTAGGTAGTCAGGGGTGGACCATTACTTCTGGTGGCAATGCTATTTTTGCAAATGTTGGCGTTCGCGGAGATCTAGAGGCCACCACCCTTGATGTGGGCGGAGATGCTGGTATAACTTATGACGGTACAAGTGTAATCATTGGGGCTTCAGTAATCATTAATGCTCCTGTTACCTTTAATGGTTCTGGATCATTTGTTACATTTAATGATCTTAGCGCCTCATATGCGCTGACTAGTTTTGTAAATACATTAAATAATAGAATTTCTGCTTCATTGTCATTAGTATCAGCATCACTGACTGCTACATCAGGATCTGTATCTAGGTTAATTATTACCGATAATATTTTATCTGCATCAATTACTAATTTATATAATGCTGGATTTGTTACAGATAGCGACTTAATTACTACAGGGCAAACTAGTATTAATGGAAATAATATTACAACTGGGGTGGTGAATGCTAACTTAGTAAGAGTAGAAAGTTCTCCGTTGACTGCCAGTGCTGGATTTAAAATAAACTCTCTTGGAATATTTGGGTACAACCAGATTAATCAAGAAACATTCAGGGTTGACTCCACCACAGGAAATGTTTTTATAAGGGGTGAAGTAAGGGCGACCTCAGGATTCTTTGGAGATCCATCAAGAGGAATTTCACTTACCGATACTGGCACAGAGGTTGCGCTATCTATGGATGTATTAAAAATTAAATCTAATAGAACTGGAAATACTATTTTTGGAACTATAGATTTTTTCCAAAGAACTGGAACATTTATTGGATCTATAACAACAGCGTCCTCTCAAAAACTTTTTAACATTGGCGACGGACTCTTCATGGGAACAACTAATGATTATTTATTTTTACCTGAAACAAATAATCCAACTAGATCAAGATATCGTGGAAGCGGCTTTGACTGGTTAAATACTTCTAATCAAGTTATTATGTCAATTTCTGGCGGAACTGGTGGATTGAGGGTACAAAATAATACTGGTGGAATATTAGTATCTGGTGGAGGCAATATTGAAGTAACTGGTACTGGAAGGTTTGTTGGAGATGGGTCAGGCCTTACAAATCTTCCTGGTGGCCCTGGAGGTGGTGTAACATCATTTAAGTTTGGTGATACAGGCCTCACAGAAACTGGGGCGGTTGCAATTACTGGCGCTGAAATTATTACAGCAATAAACGCTAATTCTATAGGAAATGGAAAACTGGCAAATAGCACTATTCAAATAATGTCTACTACTAAAAGTTTAGGGCAGTCGTTCGTCGCTGGAGATGTTGATGGAGATATAATTACAGCAAACACTCTAGCCCCTGGAAAAATTAGTAATGCAACTAACCTTTTTAGCATTGGTGGGACTGGAGTTGCAAGAGGTAATGCTATATCTAATATCTCTGGGCCACTAACTATTGGAACTTTAACTGTATCAACTTCTTTAGATTATGCGTTTAATTTAGGAACTACTCCAATTAATCTTAATAGATCGTCTGGAGCATTAGGGGCAACATTGGGCGGGGTGAATATTAGTGGATCTGCTGGGCAATTAAATAGTACCACCTCTTTGATAGGAACAACTTGGGGCGCTCAAGGCGGCATTATATATAATAATAATGGAATTTTAGCAGGTACCGCCGCTGGAACTTCTGGACAATTTTTAAGATCTAATGGTGCCTCTCCTCCAACATTTCAAACTGTTAGCATTATGACAAACCCAATGACTACTTTTGGAGATTTAATTTATGGTGGTACAAGTGGAGTTCCTGCAAGATTAGCAGCAGGAACTTCTGGACAATTTTTAAGATCTAATGGTGCTGCCGCACCGACTTGGACTTCTTCTATACCTGATCTTACCGTGTCCAACACCCAGGGGTTAAGTTATATCATGAATATGGGCACTAGTGCTGTAAACTTAAATAGAGCCTCGGGGACTATGACATTAAGCGGGGTAACAGTAGATGGTCTATCAAATGGCACAGCATTATTTACGCTAGGATCAACAGCATTTACTAGAACAACTACTGCTATTACTAGTATTGATGGGGGGATAACATTAAACGGAGGCCCAACATTAGGCGGCGGCCCAACGTTAAATGCCTCTACAGGTGGAATTAAATTTACTATGTCTTCATCTTTTCTAGTATCATCAGGAAACTTTTTAAGATGGGACGGAACAACCGTTAGGTACTCTACAGGAACTTCTGCTCTAAAATATAAGAATATTTTAGAAAACAATGTAGACCTCACAGATGACTCTTGGCTAGAAGATATAAACATTGTTAAATTTAAATATAAGATAGAAGAGGAAGAGTGGCAGGATAGCACTCCGATTAGAATTGGTTTAATAGCAGATGAATTAGCAGAAATTCCTATTTTTAATGAAATTATTGAAAAAAATATAGATACTGGAGAAATAGAAAGCATTCAATATGATAAACTTGCGTTATATTTAATACCAATAATAAAAAATATGAAAAATACAATAAATGACTTACAGGCAAGATTGGACGCAGCAGGACTATGACAGATATAATAATTGTTCCAGAATTAGAAAATAATGCTTGGCCTGCCGAATTTTCTGGGGCATGGGCCAATATAATAAATAGTAATATTGGCAATACTGTTTTTTCACTATATTTTAATAATGAAAATGCAGAGGGAATAATTTTAGAAGATAATAATTATTTATTATACCCAGATGCATATATTTCTATTTCTCCTAGTGGAGATATTTATGAAATTTATGTCACCCCTCCGTTTAGAAGGCGTGGAATTGGAGCCATGCTTTGTGCATGGACAAGAACAAATTTTATAAATCGGGATATAGTAGTAAAAGCCCCACGAAATATGACAGATGACGCAAAGGCATTGTATAACTATATCTCTTTAGTGTATAATGAACCTTACGAAAATCCTGGACCTGTCCCAATATTTAACGTATACTTAGATTTTGGCGGAAGGTCTATAACAGACGTAGAAGCACAATATAAACAAGGAGAATAAATGTCACAGACACTAGAACTTATTGTACAAGAACTTCAGCAGCGCATTGGTCAGATGACCAGCGACTATGAAACTAAACTAGCCGTACTGAAGGCTCAGGCAACCGAGCAAATTCAGGCACGCGACAAGAAGATTATTGAATTAGAGGCCAAACTAGATGGCGAGAGTTAATGGCATCTCTGACGGTCAGCCGCTGACATATGAACTATTAAATCAGATTATATCTGAGGTTAATAAAATCAAAGATGTTCCAGAGGATTTCGGTCAGAATGTCGAGGTATATGGTCCTAGCCTTGGCATGTCAGAACAAGATACTGTCAAGGTAGTATCTGACGTACACCAGTTTGACATTAAGGCTAAAGATATTACTGTCAACCTAGATGTTAAATTTAAAAGAGGCGGTAACTTCAGTAAAGACAATATTGTAGTGGTTGCTTCCATTGTAGATAGAGCATTTGGTAAAAGTGGCGGAGGGGCTCAAATGGCTAACGTTACTATTACTAATATTACTACTACGGGTTTTGAAGCAAGAGTGCAAATTCTTAAACAAGTAAAGCAAAATATTTCACTAGAATTACACTATATTGCAATCGGGGCTGGACCTAGAGTAAGTAGTTAATGTCTGGCTACAATTTAATACCGTCAAAACATCCAAAATCAATTAATAATATGTACTATGAACATATTATTATTATGGAAGAGTATCTTGAGCGACCATTAAAAAGTTATGAGTCTGTTCATCATATCAATGGAATAAAAACGGACAATAGGTTAGAAAATCTTTTTGTGTGCCACCGCCGCGAGCATGACAAAGCGCATGGCATGAAGACTGTATCTATGTATAAACTACATTCTTCATGGATTAAAAAGAACTGTAAGAATTGCGGCGTTGAATTTTATGGATATCCTTCCATAATGAAGACCAGAGTAAAATGTAGTTCCAATTGCAAGGCCATAAAGGTTGACAAAATCTGTGGCTGGTGTGATAGGATTTATACTGTCCCTGTGATTACAGAACATCTATGGGATTATTGCTCACGCTTATGCCGACGAAAGGCTAATAATGACAAACGATCTTAAGTGGATGATGGTTTCAGATGTGCATTTTCCTCGTCACGATAGTCGAAAGGTAGAACTATTTCTTAAAGTAATGAAATGGTTTAAGCCAGATGCAGTAGATCTACTTGGTGATATTGACGACGCTGACTCTACTAGTCGTTGGGCAGGAGATAAGCCCCTAGAAATGTCAGTATCAATTAATGATGGAGGAGTCGATGGAACAAAGAAATTCCTTAAAGACATACGGGCTATCGTCCCGAAGGCTGACTGCCATTTTCATGATGGGAATCATGGCTGGACTCGCCACGGCGACTATCTTGCAAAGAAGGCTCCAGCATTTCTAGATGTTGTGACCCCAGACTCTCTTTATGAGTATTCTAAGGTAGGATTTGAGTGGCATCTTTATCAAGATCCTCCTGTAAAAAGGTTTGGCGATATCTATGCACATCATGGTGAGTCTATTTCTAAGCACGCAGGAGAATCTGTTCGTAATGATGTGAATAACTGGGGCGTTTCTTTAGTCCGTGGACATTCTCATAGAATGGGTGCATATTTCCAGACATATAATCTTACAGGCCAGGAGTTAAGAGGCTTTGAGATTGGTCATCTTTGTGATGAAGATGCTATGGATTATTCAATTCAAAAAAATTGGCAGGCAGGATTTGCAGTAGCACATGTTGTTAATGACTACCCCTACATTCAACTTATTCAAATTCATGATTATACCTGCGTTGTTGACGGGAAAGTATTTACAGCATAATGTTATGTAAAAAATGTGACGGCAAAGTCATGGTAGATAGAACATTGGGCTCAGAAATACATGTTGAGTTATACTGTCTACGGTGTGGGAAAAGATGGTCTTTGCGGTACCCTGAAAAGTATGGAGGCTTTGGTAAGTGGATAATGAAGAAAGAGACTCTGTATCTGACGGGAAGAGATATGGGGTATTAAAAACCCCCAAACGCCGCCGAAAATTGTTTATTAATGGCGAGTTGCATCATGTCATTCATATAAATGTCCCTGCTGATGTAGCAACAACGTGGAATTTCATACAAGATAAGATGGTCAGATATCCGTATAAAAGCATGAAGAAACATGCTCAAAAAGCATATCTAATTAATGAAGTTGCAAAAATGGTAAGCCGTCATCCCGAAAGAATTAGAATTGCTATAACAGAAGGAAATATTAAAAGACCACAACAGTCTGGTCCAAATGGTAAATTTTATTTTAATGAAAACGATATTTTAGACATACAAGATTATTTTGCTAATGTTCATTATGGACGGCCTCGTAAAGATGGCTCTATAACTCCTTTGCATAGAACCGTGACAAAAGAGGAAGTAGATGCTAGACTAGGGCGCAGAGATGTTTTGTACGTTCAAAATGACAAGGGCGAATATATTCCTGTATGGAGGACGGTGGAATTTTAGTGGTTAAAAAGAAAACTGAAGAAGATTTATTAGTAGACTTTATTGGTGAAACTATTAGTACAGAGAGCGCATTGCTAGCCTGTTCTATTAATCTTATGAGAGCAGGAAATATAGCGCAGGCTACCGCCGACTCTGAGGGATTACTTAAAGTTGCTAAAGCATGGTATGGCTTGGCAAGATATTTAGGTGGAGAACAAGATGATGAGAAGAATCATCATTTTGGATTTGCAGTATTGGAGACAGTAGATGACCCAGGAAATGAACCCGACGAGGGTGAAAGTGGGATTGAAGTTCGTACGAAATCTCGGTAATAATGGAAAGACTGGATTGTTGGTGTGTATCACCATCTAATTGAAAGAAAGGGCTGACATGTCTGATGGAAGAACGAATGTAAAAGTTTCATTGAGATTTCTTAGGAACCTTGGTAACTATGAAACTGTGGCGGTAGAAATGGGTGTTGAGGACTGGGTAAGAGATGGAGAGACTGCATCAAGTGCCATGGATCGTGTATACGATTTTGTAGAAGAACAACTCATTCAGCGCGTGCAGGAGATTGAGGCTGATTTAAGTGGCAGCAAGTAAAAACGATAAGCAGTCCTACGCTTTACTATCAGAATACATTGGGCTGTACCGTAGTAAGTACGGCGCTGCTCCAGTAATTAATAAATATA